AATAGTATATTTATCTTTTGCATTTAAAATTTTTTTCATATTAATATATACAAATAATTGTTTTCTTATATATATTAATAATCAACAAAAAAATATATAAGGGTAATCGTAAACATCCCTTTTATAAAAATGGGTGTATGTTTAATTAACTTTAACCTAAATTAACCAATTTATCGGTTAAAAATACCTTTAATAAATTAGAAAAAATTGATTTAAAGATTTTTTAATATAGGTTATTACATATAAAGTAAAATGGTAAAGAGTTATGTATGCCAAGATTGTAAAATGGAATTTAACCAAAAAAGTCATTATGATAGACATGTGAATAAGAAGATTCCGTGTGTCCTTCAAGATAAACCTCTCAAAGATGTAATAAATGATGCTGTTTCAAAACAAGTATTAAAAATAATCAAAGAAGAAAATAAAAATATTATTATATCATCCAAAAATATTGATAGTGAAACAGAAGAAGTAAAACCTACAACTAAACCAAAATCAACAAGAAAGAAACTAGTTAAAAAGGATGAAATAAAAGATGAAGTAGATTATTCATATTTAAGATTACCTAATAACGAAATTTTAATTGAATTAGAAAAAGAAGATAATAAAGTTAAAAGCGAAGCAAAAAAGAATATCTTAAAAATGATTGATAAAGCTCATAACTATTTATATAATTCTGAAAATATAGAGGGTGAAGATGCATTAAATGATATTATGAACTTTTTATTCATAAAGTCTATTCAACCAATTATTTCTGATAAAGACGCAGATGGTAAAATAGATTTATTAAATAAGAAATATTATAAACATTTATATGATGATAAAGAATTAACTGAAATATTAAGTTATTTTGAAAATTTATCTAATTTATCTAAAAAAGAATTAAATGTGATTCGTAATTTAAATGAAGATACAGATGCTATAAGACAAATGGGTGATATTCTAAAAAATCATCCAATTACTAAACAAATTTTTACAGAAAATAATTTTATTAAAGCAAAAAAAGCTCCAACAATTCAAGGATTATTAAATGAGGTAATAATACCATTAAATATAAAAGAAATAGAACAAAATGAAGATGTTATTGGTGAAATATACGAACATATTATAAATGGTTATGTTAAGAAAGGTTCTAAATTAGGACAATTTTTCACACCAAGAAAGTTAATGAAATTAATTTTTAAGTATAAAGAAGATAGAATCAATAAAATTATAAAAAAATTAGATGAAAAAGAAAAAATTAAATTTTATGATTCTTGTATGGGAACTGGTGGATGGTTAGTTACTGGATATAATCTTTTCAAAGAAAAATATGGTGATAGATTATTATTATCTGGAGGTGAAGTTAAATCAACTACATTTCAATATGGATTAATGAATTTAATTTTAACATTAAAAAAGTTTCCACATGATGTAAAATGTGAAAGTAGTTTAACTCATATTAATAATAATAAACATCATTTTGTATTAACTAATCCACCTTTTCAAACTGATAAAAAATTCGACCAAATTAAAGAAAATTTTAAATCAGATGAATTTACTAAAGCAAATAAAATTAAATTAGATGATGTATATGATTTGAAAAATAATAGTCCGCCTATTCAATTTTTAGAATTAGATAAATTTAAATTAGAAGAAAATGGATTGTGTATAATTATTCTTCCATATGGTGAATTATTTTTTGGTTCATCTAATAAAGATGTTAGAAAACATTTTATGAAAGGAACAAATATTACAGATATTATTCTTTTTCCTGGCGGTGTTTTTACACACGCAGGAGTAAAATCATGTGCTTTAATTTTTGAAAATGATAAAAAAGAAACTAAACAAATAAATTTTATACAAGCAAATAAGGAATGCACGATTTTAACTAAAATAACAACCGTTACAATTGATGATATTAATAAGGAACAAAACTTATCATGGTATCATATTGATTATCTAAAAGATGATTATATCGAAGATTTATATCAAAAAATGAATAATTTTGAATGGGATGATTTTGGAAATATATTTAAACTAGAAAAGGGAATTATAGCTAGTTCACAAGTTGAAGAGGAAGATGATGGAACTGCCTTAATGGTAACACAATCACAAGATATAAATGATTATAAAAAAATCAATAAATATAAATTAGATGGTCAAAATTTATTTGTCGGTAATATCGATAGTGGAAGAAAATTATGCTTAGTTTACTACGAAGGTAAATGCGATTATACTAATTTATTATTAGCTTGTATGATTAAGGATAAGTATAAGGGTAAAATTAATATTAAATTTATATTTTATTATCTTAAACAAATTCAAGAGCATTTAACAAATTTATATCTAAAAGGTTCTAGTAATTTATCATTAGATTCAAAAAATTTTAATAGAATTAAAATTCCAATTCCATCAATGGATATTCAAGCTGAACTTGTAGAAAAATTAAGCAATAGAAAACATGTATTAAGTATGATAAATCTAATCAAGAAAGATGTATTAAATAATATACCTATCGATTTATTAAGTAATTTAGAGAGGTCATTTGAAAAATATATTATCAATATATTAATATGTTCAAATAAATTTATTAAACACCTACAAGAAGCAAATAATAATATATCTAATTCCGAAGAAGAAATAAAAGTAGCAAAAAACAAAAATAAGATAAAATCTAAATCAAATGTAATTTAATCTTTTGGATAATATAAATCAAAATTAATGATTGGTATTTTTTTATCTAATTCATTTATTTTTTCTAATTTTTGTTGAGAATTATATCTTCTATATTTTTCTTTACCAAGTTTAATAATTAATTTATTATTACATATTTCGTAAGCTTCTTGTGCTTCTTTTTTATTCCAATAATAATTTATATTATTTGGATGAATATTTCTGAAACAAAATTTAGGATATTTAGTTTGTAAACCACCTAAATCTACAATCCAATTTTGTTTTTCCTTTAATTTATTATATGATATTTCATCATATATTTTATTACTTTTCAAAAATTTCACAAAATCAGTATATTTATTATAACCAGTAGTGCAGTAGTCATTTAATATTTCAGTTGGTATTTTTTCACCGTCATAATCATCACCTTCTTTTGGAGTGTGTGTTCCATTACTTAATACAACATTTCCATTGCTCTTAAATATAATATCTTTACCACATTCACCAATTATATAATCTAAATATTTTTTTAGATGTTCATTTTTTGCACAATTATCAAATTCATCTCTATATAATGGAATCAATAAATGTAATAATTTATTTGGATATATTTCTTTATTCCATCTAATGCCTCTTCCTATTATTTGTCTAATGTCTATATCGGATTGTCTTGGATCAGCCAAACAAATTAGATCTATATATGGATTATCATATCCATATCCAATTTTACATACACATATAATAATAGAAGGTTTATCATCTTTTTCAAATATTTTTATGTCTGTATCACTATCATTTTCTACTTCTATATTTTTCGATACATAAATATATATATTTAATTTATCTTGTTTCTGTAATAATTTGTATAAATTTTCTGCATTTTTACAATCATTTACATATATGATTCCTTTTTTCTTTTTATATTTAGTCATAGATTCAACAATTAAATCTTTCAAATTATGATATTCTGATTTCTTTTCATTTAATTGTTTAACAATTGTTTCAATATTACATAATAATTCTTGATTCATTAATTCATAGACTTTTACTTTTTCAATAACTTTACCATATACTAATGGTTGTAATTCAATATCATCTGTTGGTGTTGCCGAACCAAATAATCTATAATTACAAATGTTATTATTAGTTAAAAATTCTGATATATTTTCAGCATCTGTCCATGATGTTATAAAATGTGCTTCATCAAAAATAATCAAATCAAATAAAAATTTATATTTTTTAATGTATTCTAATAATCGATTACCACTTTGATAACAACTTGTCATAATAATTTTTCTATTGTTTTTTGAATACTTTTTAATCTTTTCTTCTTTACTTAAATAATCTAAATCACTAAAATGAATAATTTTATAATTATCATTTTTTATATAAGATGAATATTTATCTTCAACAATTTGTTGATTTAGTAAAATTCTTGGAGTTAAAAATAAAATTCTGTTAAATTTCATTCGTAGAATGGTTTTATAGTATATATGAGTTTTACCAAATCCTGTAGGTGCTTTCAAAAATACCTTTTTATATGTATTCAACTCATTAATAATTTCAAAAAGATAAATTTCTTGTAATTTATTACGTAATCTATTTTCTTTTGATTGCCTATTGTGAAAAAAATTCTTAAGTAAATCTTTTAATTTCATAATTCTTTCTTGATGAATTAGATTATTAATATCTTCTTCTGATAATACTTTAAATTTAATTGATGTATTAGATAAAAATGGTACAATTTCATTAATAATTTTTTTTTGATAAAATTCACTACCACCATCTATTTTAGAGTGATAATTTTTAAAATATCTTTGTAATAATTTTTCAACATAGGTATCATCATATGTTTGATTATTTGATATTTCAATAACTAATCCAAAATTACCTCTTTTATATTCATTAGTAGCATAACTATTATCTCTATCAGATATATTTTTAGATTTACCTAATTTACATATTTTATCATTATCATAATATATATGTTGTCTAACATACACAAATCCATTATTAGAATTCATATTATTCATGTAATATATTTAATGATTCTAATATTTATATAAATCAATTTTTACTTAGAAATATATAGTCAATTTCATAAAAAATACAGTCATTTTCATAAAAAATCACTATTTTATATTAGCAATCATTAATGATTTTTAGGTACATATAAGATTAATAATATTAGATTAGGGAACTGTTTGTTGTCGACAATTATGATTTTTGTTTATTATTATTTTTATAGATATATTCATTTTATAAAAATAATAGTAATAAATATTATGTACTATTATTATTTACTGAATAATTATAACTTATTATGCATAAATTTTATGCATATAATGGGGATTTTTATAAATATTTCATTCAATTAATATTTATAAACATTTTATTTAATTTATAAGTTTATTAATATAAATATATAATATTCTAATATATGACAAAATACATTGAAAAAGCAACTAATGCTATATATAATTATATTATAGAAGATGAATCATTAAATAATATATTTAATAAAAATCATCATAAAAGAAAATATGATATGAAAGATTGCAAAAGTGATAATCGAAGATTATCACTTTTGTACTAGATAAAAAATAATCTTCGATTATTTTTTATCTAGCAATTTATGCTGTTATGGATATTAAATATAATGGTTATTCATTTATTAATTATAGAAATAATATTGGTATACACTGGAATAACATTAAAATAAAAATTATTTTATAATTTTTATTTTAATTAATACAATTTATAAATTTAATATAGGGGATTTTTATAAAAATCTCATTCAATTGATTTTTATAAACATCTTATTTAATTTAAAATTATTATATTTTATTAAAATCTGATAATTGTTGATATATATAATTTATGATTGACAAATATTTTTATAGATATATTCAATTTATAAAAATATTAATATTTAATAATTATAATCTAATATGCATAAAATTTATGCATATGCTATAGATTTTTATAAATATTTTATTTGCTTGATAATTATATTTTCCAATAATAAATTTATAAATTAAATAAGATGTTTATAAAAATCAATTGAATGAAATGTTTATAAAAATTACCATAAAATTAACTAAATATAATGTAATTTATTATGTATTTAATGGATATATTGAAAATTATTTAAGGCAAAATAATAATAATATTCATAACTTATATATAGATTCAACACATATAGATAATCAATTAGGTTATGAATTAGTAGATTATAATCCACGGACGCGTAGCGTCCAGCAGGGTATGCTACTAGTAACACAAAACCTAACATTTATTAACAATTTATACACTTATAATAGAAAATTTTATTTATTTTATATTATAGGGGTGTTCACCTTTGGTTTATTCAATTTAAAAAATTATAAATTGAATAAATTATAGATAATATTTATACCAATATTTATAATACATTTTATAAATATAAAATTAATGAAAAATAGC